GCGTCTGCGAGACGCGAGAAAGAGGATTCGTAGAGCATGCGCTCCCACGACTCCAACCAACAGTGCCAACTGCCGTCGTCCTGCCGCTTAAAACGGTGAGAACAAAAGGTGAAGTCATCACGGGACTGGACTTCCACATCCCTCACGGGCAGGCCAATCTCCAAATAACGGCTCTTCAGGTCGTCCGCGCTACCATCCTTCCACTCGAGGGCGTCGTCTCCCATTTGAAAGGAGACTGAGCCGACGTGTTCAGCGCACACTCCACGACCAAGGCCGTTGGAGGAGGTGGTGAGAAAATCACCGCTGCGCTGGACTCGGCGGTTGTCGAAGCTAATCAACAACCCTTCGTCAGTCACGTAAGGAGTAGTTAGGAGAGATTTCGACCACCAGTTGCAGGCTTTGGCGAGCGTTAAAGCGCACTCGTTCCTGTTCTGGCATGTCTCAATCATGTGGTCGGCGTGGGCATCAGCCAAAGGCTGAGAGAAGTTCTTCTCCCAGCCGCTGACATCCGAAGCGATTGGCTCCAGATTCAGGGCTTTGGACACGGTATAAACACGTTCACCGATTAAGGCGGCGTGTTCCCTGTTGAAGCCGATTCCCTTCTTGTTAGGCAGATCGGGGTAAAATTCACCCTCTGCATCTGCGTAACTCATGAAGAAAATCCTCTCCACCAACTGGTCGATGATGGAGACGTTCGCGATGAGTCGCGGTAGTTCCTTGCTCACTTTCTGAGCTTGTTTCTTCGCGAACAATCGGTAGGGATCCCTTAGGCCCTCCTCGATCCACCTCTGCCGAGCCTGTTGATAGGAGTCGAACTCGCCCGTGCTGAAGTAGATTCTTGCGACCCTGGCGAAGACTTCGTCCTTGACGATGCCTTCAACTTGGTCGAAGAGGCTTCCGTTGGTTTGGAAGTTGAGTCTGTAGGGGTACCCTGGGGAGGATTGGCGGTTTGTGCTGTTGACAATAGTTTGCCAAGCTCTTTCAAGCTCTGATTTGAGCCCTGCTTGATCCAGTCCATCGTGCAAGCGGAAGCGCCACTTAAAGCCAAAGTCTGTGTAACACTTTGTATGAGCTTGCTGCGCTGCTTTCCGATCGGCCTCTCCGATTCTAACTCCTCCGTACTTGTCGGAGTGGTATTCGAGGAGGCTTTTGATGATGTCGTCCTGGGAGAATCCGGGGTGGTGGAACTTCTTTTCGATGTCGGGGAAGAGGTCTCTGAAGACTGCTCTGACCCGCTCATCACCCTTGATGGATTTAGCTTTGTCAACCTTCCTAGCGCAAGAGCCGATAACTTGGAGCCCTCCCTCCCTGATATCGGGAACTGGAAGGAACTCGTAGTTGGCTTTTGAGAAGAAAAAGTCACTCTGGGATTCTCTTTCGAGTTCCCATTCACCGCCGCTGCCCCCGCCTGCGGCTTTGTGGCGGGGGCCCGAAAAGGCGGAATCTCTGCAGCAGGCTTGGCGGCCTGAGCTTTCGCAAGAATGGCCTTAGCCTCAGCCAAAGCATCTTCGTGCTTCTTCAGACCGAGCAGCGCATTCATTGCAGCAGACTTGGGTTTTCCGACCTGAGTCGGTTCCTCCTGTGTCGCAGATTCCTTAGCCGACGCGCTAAGAGCGCTGTCCTTGGTGTAGCCGGAGTAGTCTCCGGTTCCAGCCATGAACCTGACGCGATCATTTCTGGCCGCATCAGCGTCAGCTCCTCTCCTTCCGCCGCCTTTCCTGTTCTTGCGAGTTTGGGACTCTTTTGCCATGAGTCCCATCCAATAGTCGCGTGCCAGGTACTCTTCCACCTCTTCAACGAGGATAAAGGAGTTGGCTTGATCAATCCTGCCGGTGTGAATACCAGCTAGGTTGAGCGATGTGCCATGGCGGCGGAATAAACCGCACCCGCTCCACCCGTGCTTAGTCGAGGCTTTGTGGCCAAGAATGTAGCCGTGTGGGACGGGAGAGTCAACCACTTTTCCGCTAGAATGATAAAAGCCTTCACCGGAACTGTGGGGGTCCCCGAGCCCGATGCACTCAAGTACATCATCCTCCGTCACGTAACAGTCCCTGCTATTGCAAGGGTTGCACGGCCTGAGCGAAGGGTAAGTGGGCAAGCTAGCCTTAGATAGTTGACTCTGAGAGACCTCGAAAGCACAAAGATCAAGTTCTTCTGGGGTCCTGTAAGCCGTTTTAATGACGAACGTTCCCAGTTCTTGGAATCTCTGTCCAGCACTGCCGTGAGTGCAGGCGGCCGAAAAGTGAGTCGCCGCGTCAGCGACGTGAGCCGCTGTCAAGACGTAGTTCCTCGTCGGACCGTCCATGCACTTAATGGCCACTACGGTTCCTTGCCCAACAAAAACGAATTCATTGGAGGACTTGCAATAAAACAAGACCTGAGAACGTAGCATCTCATTAGAGAGAGACTGAACTTTGTGTGCTTTGGTTCCAGGAAAAGCCATCTCCTTAGCCATAGCGTTTTCTTTGTCGACTATGGTTTGGATTTCCTTACCCCTCAAGTAGACCTTGATAACCCTTTTCCCGTTCTTATCGAATGTTGACTTAGCAGTAACGTGATCTTCTCCGCCGAGAACGACGAAGGGCTTGCGCCAGAAAACGATGCAATTGTACAAAATCCAAGGGAGCTCACGCGAGAGCGTGGCGGCATTCCTGATCGCCATGCGATTAACGCGCCAAGCCGTGCATAAGGCTATGATGCCATAGCAAAGCATGAAATAAGCAGCATACGAAATCGCGAGGATCAAGAGCAGGTTGAAGAAGGCCGAGATATAATCACC